CCACGGAACAACTTGTTGGTAAAGAAGTGTAAGTCAGTGATCTCACCTAGATTGCTGCCGCCAGGCAGTGTGTCAACTTTACTACCACGACCTTCAGCAGTTTGCGGAAAGAAGTAATCTTCGTTGGTGCTCAATGGATTGTAAGTGGCATCCATCATATTCTGACCACCACCTGTTTGTGTGGGAATACGGCGTTGGTGTACTTCGTTTTTGACTCGTTCCACAAATGCCATGGCCAAGTGGCTGGGCATGTTTCCCACATCGATGTAGAAAATACGGCGTTCGGGAGCTCTTTGTACACGATAGATAAGAATAGCATCTTCCAGCAATTCTTTTTGTTTGAATACTTTGAAAACATTTTCAAGTACACTGTTGCCAAACGGCCAACTAAAATCCAAACCTTCGGTCAAACTCAAATGCATAATGTGTTCTGCATTGATAGTCTGTTCATTTTGGGCGCGGCTAAATCTGCTGCCACCACTATAAGGAGTAGCGGGCTGAGTGTATCCACCGCTGGTGCCGCCTACTTGTGGATGGTTAACACTGATGTCAGTTGTATTAACTTGAGTTGCAGTTAAATTTTCAAAGTTAGGTGCCAAATCTTTGACCACATACTGTTCCGGCTTTTTACCGTCGGACTCATTGACAATGACCTTGACCACTTTGCTCATTTCAACCCAACTCAATTTGAATGTTTCTGGGTCACGGATAAAACATTGATCTCCGTACTTGATAGTATTACGGAACATCTTGAAAACACGCTTGTTCAAATCATTCAAGCTGACCCATTGTGTCAACTGCTCACGAATAATTTTAACTTCGTTGTCAGTGGGTTTTTCTTTCCAATGAAATTCAAAACTGGTGCCATTGTCGTCATTGGACTGAGTACTAAACTCAGCCAAAATGTCCAGGGCTGCATTGACTTCACTGTCCATGTCCATTTGCTCATATTGATTGTATCGTTCAATACGATTTGGGTGACCAATATAAACTTCTGGCAGATTGCTTTGATAGTTTTTATAACCAAACTGCGGTGACTGCCCGCCGTTGATTGGGCTTAGTGCGCCTGCAACATTTGTGGTTCGAAAATATTTTTTCCAGCTCATTGGTGTTCTCTGTAGTTAGATATTTACCTGATTAGGCCTGACCATCTCTTATTCTCTGTAATAAATTTGTGTGCTCTTGTAATTCTCTCAGTATGGATTCCATCCTTCGGTCAGCATCTCCGTTGTTTGGTGGTGTACTAGTTCTCAGAGCTTCCATTTCTCTGGTAAGTCGTTCAATATCTCTTTCTAGAACAGCAGTTCTTTGTTCTGCAGGGGTCGGGTCATTCGGCGGTGTTCTTTGGTTCAGGTCCGGAGTATCGTTTGTCGAGGGCGGTGTTCTTTGGTTCGGGCTGGCCGGCGACGCCTCGGCCCGGGTCGGGGGATTTCGAATAGCTCCCAATATTTTAGTAATTAATTCGTCAACATATTCTCTGCTCGAAAATCCACCTTTTATAATCTTATTAAGAGCATCATTGGCGTCGGCTTGCAATGAAATAAATCCGCGTTGTATGTCATTAAATAATTTGAGAGTTGCGCCAATACTTTCCATATTTTTCAACACCGTTTTGTCTATTTCTGTTTGATTTATTAACAATTCCTTTTGTGCATCTGCAAATGCTTTGGTGGCTGGATCCAATGCTTCCTTTTGTCTTCTATTTCTTTCTGCTTCAAATATTGCATATTGGCCAGTCAGATCCTTCAACAGTGTCAAATTTTCTAATATGGCGGAACCTGTTTCTGTTTGTGCCCTAAGAATTGGGTTATTTGCAGCCCTATTCAATTCAGCAAAACTTTCAAGACTTCTAGCATATGCTTCCAGCGCTGGCGCATTTGCTTGTAAATATGCTGCATTGCCCGATCGAAAAGTTGCTGCACTCTGGTCTACATTAGACATCAGTTGTTCTATTGCACGGGCTGCTGCTTCGTTAGTGTATGCAAAGGCTAGCATTTCTTTAGAAATTACCTTACCTCCTGTGGCAAAATACTCTTGAGCATATTTTGAGCCTAAATCTCCAAACAATTTTCCCGATAATGCCATGCCTTCTGACACATTGGCTTTGGCAACTTCGCCCAATCTGCCCAACTTTAAAGTATAGTCCAGCTGAGTTCGTCTGCCTTGTTCTTCTTTCTTCATCAAATCTGTATTTTTACCAGTAATAGCCGACAACTCCCGTTGTCTGAACAAATATTCTATTGCAGCATCTTTTGTAATTCTGGCATCGTTCTGTACATTAATACCCAACTGCGATTGTAATTCTAAATATTGCGCTACTCCCACAGCCAATTCGTCAAATCCGCCATACATCACTCTCAATGATTCACTACTGTTGAATACTTGTTTGGTCATGCCAGCAACCAGCAGCCCGGCTCTTTCTTGTCCAATACCCAGTTTTGATAAACTTTCAACATTAGTAGTTATTACTTTGACCAAAGTCTGGATTGGCACTCGCACAGATGCAGCTGATTCGCCCAAGCGAGTAATACTACCACTGAACAGCGCGCCAGCTTTGGATGATGCGATAAATCCATCGGCCACTTTTTGCGATGTTTCAAGTTGAAACTTTAAAATATTTGTTACGATCTCTAGACCAGTGTTGGCAAAAGCGGCAACTCCCCGACTAGCGTTACCAAGGCTAAATCCCAACATACTGGCACCACTACCTAGTTCACCTATGCCAGTGATAACTTTACCTAACACAGAAGACACCGCATCCACAGTAGGTATGACTGATGTAAATGCTTTGTCAGCGCCATATATGCCCGCGGTTAGATTGGTTGCTTGATTTATCAATCCAACAAATGCTCCGCCAATGTTCTTGAAACCAGCATCAACAGATTGACTTCTTGCTGTCAGTTGAGCTAGTGATTGTGAAGTGGCAGTTGCGGCATTTGTTTGGGTATTACCTGCTTTGGCTGCTTGAAGTAGTGCAGAAGCCAGTTGTTGACCAGCAGAATTCAAACCGCCGAAACTGGATTCAGCGTTGTTCAGCATTTGCTGCAATTGTTGTGTTGGATCAGCCATATTTTAAAACAGTGTTTTTTACCAGATAAGTATTAGTATATTTATTGGAATCAATCATGATGAATTCATCAAACCCATTGGCCAAACATTTTCGCCAGCCACAAATTCATATTAAATTGCCCACAGGCGGTCAATGGTGGCCAGAAGGGTCACTGAGCATGCCCGCTACCAAAGAATTGCCTGTTTATGCAATGACAGCCAAGGATGAACTTACTTTGCAAACTCCTGACGCACTGCTCAACGGTCAAAGCACAGTAGATGTGATACAAAGCTGTGTGCCCAATATTAAAAATGCTTGGGCCATGCCTGCAGCCGACCTAGATGCGATTTTAATTGCCATACGACAAGCAACTTATGGCAGTAAAATGGATTTTGTCAGTGTTTGTCCTCACTGTAACACCAAAAATGAACATTCAATTGATCTGGGTGTATTGAGCGCACAAATTCAATGTCCAGATTTCAACACTTCGGTTCTAGTAGACGATCTAGAACTGTTTTTAAAACCGCAAAACTACAAAGAATTTAACAGAGCCAGTATCGAAAACTTTGAACAACAAAGAATATTAGCAGTGGTATCAGACCAGACTATGAGTGAAGAAGAGAAAATTGTAAAATTTAATCAATTATTTAAAAAGCTGTTAGATTTGACCATAGAACAAATTACCAAAAGTATTGCAGCCATTAAGACCAACGACGGCATTGTGGTAGAAGATCGAGCTCAGATTGACGAATTCTTTCAGAACTGTAATAAAAGCGTGTGGGATGCAGTCAAGCGTCGAATTGAAGAAATAGGCAACCAAAGTCCACTTAAAAAGGTTGATGTAAATTGTGATCAAGATGAATGCGGCAAGGCATATACTACGCCATTGGTATTTGAACAATCAAGTTTTTTCGCCTAAGGCTTTTGAGTCTAGACAATGAGTCGATAACTCGCATGCTAGACGACTTCGACAAAGATTCAAAAGCCTTAAAGAAATCAATTTATAAATTATGTTGGGGTATGCGTGGTGGTGTTACTCTAGACGAAGCATATCAGTTAAGTTATCAAGATAGAGAAATAATCTTTAAGATTATAGAAGAAAACATCAAAACTACCAACGAAACAGGATTGCCATACTTCTAAGATGTGCTACGCACATCCATCACTTTCGTTACCACTCAGTGATCAATTGTAGTTCTTAAGAGCGAAGCGATATAAGTTTCATCCAGATTAAACAGTCACACTTTGCCCTTGCGGGCAAAGTTGGAAAATGCTTCATCCGAGTAGCACAGTCACCAGCGTTAGAGCAGTTACAGAGGCGGTTGTCCGGTACCTCGAGCTCAGTTCTTATAACAACGGCAGTTTACAATGTATACGCTAACATACAAGTAAACCTGGGATATTTCTTCCCTCATTTCAGCCTTATAAAATTATTTTCAAACAATCAAACCGCGGCATTTGCGATCTTCGTCCTGTCAAGGATAGTGATTGAGTGCTCTCTACAGCGAAGAGTCTTCCATCCCTGCGATCCTAGATCCAGGTATACGGGCGTTCGATATTAGCTAACGCTGGCTTGTTTACTGTTGATGCGTTGACTTGAAGTCAGAGTTTGTTTTTTATGTGGGAGCCATGGACACGAACAGAAATCTGTCCGTTATAATAATCTGCGGATTCTAATACCTTGCGATTGAATTGTTCTCTTGCTTCGATGTAACTACATTCTGCTTTTGATTTACAATAGTAAAGTATTTCTCTGGTAAAGTTTTCGGTGCCTAGTGAGATGATGTCTGCGGATAATTCCGCACTTGAGCCATAATAGTCTCTCCAGTCGCTGTCGACCTTTGAGCGGATTTTCTTTTTCTTTTTAGCGCCGTTCTTTAATTTCACTACTTTGGTAGTGGTTTTAGCGAACTTGGCTAATTTTTTGCCTATGTACTTTCGTCCAGATAGATTATTTGTAATTAGATATACAAATCCTATGCAATCCTCGGGTAATTCCTCGACTGGGGTGTCTTGAAAAAACCAAGTCATGTTAGATTTGTTGTGCCATGTGTACTATAATTTATCTAGTTTACCATGATGTTGCATATTCCTGGTTTACCATGTTTTTCTTGCATTTAGTCTGACATTCTTGCCATTTAAACGATTGAAATTCATTAACCCAGAAAGAGTCTGCTAGTGCCTGTTCTATTGTTATATTGTTTAAATTAAATTTTGATCCGAGATCTTGCCATTCTTGGTTGTGTGAATACCTATTTGCAACCCAACAACAGGGAAATAATCTGCCTTGTGCATCTATGTACAAGCCTTTGTTACCGATTTCACATAACGGTACGATTGTGTCTTTTAATTTTGTATGTTCGTAGAGTTTGATATTAATTGGATGAACGGGTGTTTGTCTAACAGTAAAATCAGTTACTTGTCGTTCAAATCGATGGGAACTACTGATATATTTTTTGCTGGGTTGAAGAAGATCATTTTCACCATAACTGGGATAAATTGCTCCAAACTTTGTACTCAGTGTAATTTGAAATCGATCCACACCCAACAACTGTGCATATTCTTTCATCGAGTCTAGATGATCTTCGTTAAATCGAAAAGCAATCGCAGCCCAAATAATCTGACATTCGCTTTGTGCCCGTAGTGTTTTTATACCTTGTATTATACTATCGTAGTCACTGTTTATCCTATACAAATTATTGCTACGGTTGTCAAAACCGTCCACACTAAAATGTACACTATCTTTAACCGTTAATGCGTTTCCTAACTCAGCCCACCATGATTCTTTTTTATAGCTGCCGTTGGTAACAATAACAATTTCTATATCTTTGACTGATTTTAGATATTTGATCACAGGTATTAGGTCATGTGCGTATATAGGATCGCCGTCATCGCCGCAGAATGTTATTTTTTCTACAGTAGAAAGAATAAATTTAGGGGTAAAATTTCTTTTAAAAAATTCTAAATCTAATTCAGTATTCACTAAGGTGCTGGGCACTTCTTGCCTAGCGCACCTAGAGCAGCGCAGCGTACATTTGCTACTAATTTCGATGTGCCAGTGCCATGTTGCTAACATAATGCTATATTCCTTTGCCACTGATTTGTAAAATTAGTACCGTGTTGATTAGTTGTGCAAGTGGCTGTGCATACGGGATTGGGCGATGAACTCCAACTGTGAGAAATATCATCAAACTTATCTATGGTAAATTCCGAGTTTTGGCCCAACCAGCAGCACGGGTACACTATTCCACGAGCAGACACATATACACTTTGTTCTTTTAACACATGACAGTCTATAGTCCCTGTGGCAATCGGTGGTTGTATCCAAGTCTTAGGTGGCCGCAACCAGCTGATATTACTGGGCCGCTTGCTTACTTTGGCTCTGAACCAAGTAAATCCCATATCTTTGGCCACCTGTTCTGCTATATCAACTTGATTCTCATTGTGTTCGTAAACCAACATATCCCAATGGGCACTGCCACCCGCTTTAATAAACGCGGCTGCATTATTCAT